ACTGCCGCAACAGGTGCAGACGTGTCTTCACGTATAGCGTTATCGGGGTTACTACTGCAAGTCAACCGATACAACCATGACCCATCTGCGGAAGAGACAATCGGTTTCTACTTAGGTGGCCCTGCATGGAGTACTACTAAGAGAATTGGTCGTGGCCTTACTGACCTCGGACGAGGAGAAGTTAGTAGGGGTATAGAATCAATAGTTCCGGGATCCATAACGAACGTTATGAAAGCACAAAGATATTCTGACGAAGGTGCTAAAACTCGACGCTACGACGACATCATGGCAGATGTATCTGGCGGAGAAGCACTAGCGCAACTGTTTGGTTTCGCTCCTGCTGAGTACAACATGAAGCAAGAACGTAACATGTCTACTAAGCGTAAAGACCGCACTATCAGTAAGCGAGCTAAAGACATCAAGAAAAAGATATACGTGTCTCTGCGTTCAGGTAACTTAGAAGCACTGGAGGACGCGTACAAAGAAATGGATAAGTTTAACGCCGACCACCCAGAAGTTCGCATAAAACCGGAAGCCATACGTAAGTCTGTTAAGCGACACAAGGAAACAAGTAAGGACATGTACGATGGTATTACAATTACATCATCACTACGGAGTATGCTAGAGGACGACAGGGAAGAGTGGGATCAAGGGTTTAACTTGTTCTAAGGATACCCTTACTACTAGTGGAGGGAGGCTAGTAGTAAGGGTGGGTCTTACCATAGGAGAATGATTCTGGACACTATAGGACGCCAGTGAACGCCAGTGAACTCCAGTGAACACCAAAATCACCACCAATGTATCACACCACACGCCAAATTCGTACCCCCAAACGCCCGTTTTCTACCCTAATTTTAGTTGTAACTTGTTGTGAGTTATTGTCAGTTATTGTAGTAAGTTGCTTTATGGCTAGGTCAGTATTTATACAAGGCACAAAAAAGGACGCCCCCACTACGAAGGCATCCCATTTGAGTACTATACGTACCCCATCGGGGTTTATATCGTGTACTTTAAGTACAGCATCACTCTTCATCAGGAGAGAACGTACAATCCACGACCAGCGCAGATGCCGGAGGTAACTGAACCAACGTACCCTTAGTCAGCCTAACCTTACGCATCTTAGCCCCCATCTTATCTTTCAGGTCTTGTACAAACTGCGTGTAGTTTATTTGCTGTTCACCACACCACTCTTTTAATGGTTTGGGTAGTAAGTACGCCCGCTTAATATCTGTCTCATACCTACCCACCAACTCTCGGTTCGGCATAAGGTCGGGTATCACTAGGTCGTCTAGCCCGTTACCCTGCTCCTTACGTAAGTCTTGCGTGCTTTTTATGCGTAGGAAATTACCCCAACTTTCATGGATGTAGTTGTTTAGCGTTTCTTCTACTGACATAGACATATCCTCAACGACAGCTTTGTTACGTTTAAGCATCTTGATGGCCCAAGCCTCTACAGCTTTCAGGTCAAAATCAATCAGCCCTGCTTTCTTAGCGATAAACAACCCTGTTAGGGTGTAAGTAACGTGCGTAGACCAGAATCTATTTTCGGCGGTCAGCCCCGCTAAGTTGTCTATACGTGCTTGCATATCGAGGCACGCCTTACGAACGCTATCAATGTTCTGCATGACGTACTGCACGAACGGCACGCCCGCCCAACCGTAATTTTCTTTAAGGTCAGCACTAAAGTTATCTGTCTCAGACTTAGATGCAAAGTGAAACTTAGTGGCGTGGCACTCAAGTACCCTCTGTGCTTCAGCTTTCGGCATGTTCTTAAACATACTAACTCGTTCTACTAGACTTGTATTACCTGTGGTCACTGCTAGTAACTTCCACGCCCTACCCCTAACACGCTCTTCGTTCGCCGAACCTTTCATGCGACCACGCTGTCGCCCAGAAGTTAGTTGGTACGCTAAGTCTGATAGCTCACTACCGTGTGAGTTCGTAAGCTCATCCATGTACAACGGCACACTGTGATATACCTCACCCCTGTTCATCTTAGTAGCGTATGTGTCACGCTCCTGTATTAGTAAGTCATCGGGGTTACCCCATATAGATGCACCGGCAATCATTGCTGTAGTCTTACCCAGACCAGAGTCTTTACTGTGTACATGCAGTGCCGCACAGTGCAGTGGCTGCATCTCCATTAACACCGAACCAAATCCAGTGCCAACAACGTACTGATGTAACTCCATACCACTACGGTTATAAAAATTAACTGTGTCTTTCCACTTCTGTAGTGAACCCTTTGGCTCAAACGCGGGGAACAACCCTGCTGTCTGCGTCGATGGTGGGTTGAACGTTATTGAATCAGCTTTTATCTCTTGGTTACCTAGTATAAACGCCTCGCACGCATCGCTAGTCCAACCAAATTGCCTATGTGCCTCGTCTGCCTTGGCGCTCTCTTGTAGCTCGTTTATCCACGTTGTCGTGTATTGCATAATCTTCTCCATCTTAATTACTGCCACCCCTTGGGCTGACATGTGTTTACGGAACTCTTCTTTAGATGTAATAGCGGTGAGTGGTACAGTGAACTCACGTACCCCATCTTTAGGTAGGTGTAATCGCATAACGATGGCCTCCCCTACCTCCACGTCACGAAGTCTACGTACAACATAAAGATCATTGTGGTAGATAAGTTCCTCGTCTGTATCCCCATCCGCATTCGACGTGCGTAGATACACCCCACCATTAGCCCCACGAAAGTAAGGTTTGGGGTAGGTTGGTATAACGTACGTTATCAGTGGGGCGTTTGGTAAATCCACTGCCGGTTGTTGAACCACCGTCTCAGCTTCTTTAATCTTACTACCTAGAACTATTGGTGACTTAACCTTGCCCCAGTTAGGGCAGTCGGGGCATACACCCTCGTTATTGTCGTCAAAGGTAGAGCACGTGTATGGGCCTTTAATTAACTCATACTTTTCCTTAGTACTTGTTGCCGTGTACTCAGGGTGTCCTTGCGAAATTACATGTGCAGCTTTCTCACCATCAGTGCAGAATTTAGTTATAGATAACCCTGCACGCCACATAGGTTCGCTAGTGTTAGATTGGTCAGTAGCAATTATCTTTAGCTGCTCACAGCCCCGTCCGGCGGCTGTCTTTTTCATTATGTCTTTAAAACTATTTTCTTTGTTCGCGTGCAACGCATCAATGAATGCACTGGTGCTGTCGCCTACCTTGGTCGGTACTGGAACTGTGTCGATACCTATAAGCCTAGCGAACTCGTCAAAGTCTACTAAGCCGCCCTCGTTAAGTACCTTAACTTGTTTGGGTGCGTCACCCTTGTAGTTGTGCGTGCTGGGGATACGTAAGACACGTGCCGAATCCGATGTAACCGCAGGGTCAGCCCGCATGTCTTTTTCTACTAACAGCCGCTTTAAAGCATTAGCCACGTGCAGCCACTCATCTCTAACCACTGCCTCAGACAGTAGCCAGTAAACGTGTACGCCGTAGCCGGAGTCAATTATTGTTGGGGTGGGTAACTTAATCTGTTTGCAGAAACTACGTAACGACTGTATAGCTTCCGGTCGGGTAGCATATTTCTTTGGGTCGTCACCAATGTCTAGGTCAAGAAAGAACGCTTTGACTTTATCTACGTTCTCAGCTTTCCTTGACTTGTTATCATTAAAAGCCCCTAACGCAAAGAATGTGTCCCACTCACGACTGTCGTAATCGTGAGCTGCATCTATTAGTTCGTCTTGAGAGTCAAAAAATAACTGTTTGCGGCCACCTGTGCCACCGTTGCGTAATGCTAGCAGGCAATAGAAGTTCCCCTCCGCTAATGCCTTGCCAATAAATTTACTCGCGTGCATACCATTCTCCAAAACCAAAAAGTACCACGGGGCGAAATTATGAACACCCCGTGGTCAAGCAAACTTACTCGTCGTCCCACGCATCAATCAAGGAACTAAGATCGTCATCGTCTTTTGGTTTTGGTGTTTCTTTCTTCTTGGCTTTCTTCTTTGGCGGTGCCTCTACTTCGGCAACTTCTTCACCAAACACATCGTCAGTGGCAGCTTCCATATCTTCTTTGGTAGCCCCCGCCACAGGTGTAAAAGGGTTGTCGTCACCACCTACTGTGAACCCCTCAACTGAACCGAATGGGTTAGCTTTCTGCATCGGTACGTACTTAACAACTTGCACGCCTTTCAAGCGTAGTGATACGCCGTGGTCACGCATATTGTAAGGTACGAACGTGACAGCTACGTTGACTGTACTACCTGTTGTCAGTAAGAAGTCGTCAGGTAAATCAGTACCACGCGAGTCACATTGCATAGGTTTTGGTGTAACGTCTTTACCGTACGCACCTTTAAGTTTTACTTTACCTACATACATACCATCGTCGTCTTTTTTAAATGGCATATCTAATTTAGGAGGCCATTTGTCTTCACGTTTTTCTTGATACGCTTTAGCCATTTGTGTGAACAGTTCTTTGGCTTGGTCTTTATCCATACGAAAAGACATCTCGTACGCTGCGCCATCATCTAACGGGTCGCAGGCGATAGAACGGTTTTCGGTGTTATCAAAACGGTATGTTTTGTTTATTCGTGGGTATAGTGCTTCTACATTGTTTACTAAGTACATTGCGCATTCTCCTAAGAATGGTTTGGTTTGTGTACGTACCCATCGACAGAATCGAAGGGTGACGAGGTTGCGCTCGAAATTACTTCCGAGGTTATTGCTTGGTGCGTATCGGGATGGTCAATCATACCCTCAACGATTTCTAACTGCTCTTTGTCTAACAAACCTTGAGGTTTGAAAAAGAGTTTCGGTACAGGACTGTTACTATCAAAATATATTTTAGTGACAACGGATGCGCACAAAGTATTATTTTTGGCTAGGTATCGTGCGTATTCCTGTAGCGGCATGTGACCGCGTACAGTTTTACCAAAAATAGACGTAGCAGGCAACTGTAATTGGTAGATTTTTTCTAGGTCGTCTACAAACGCAACTGCTAGGCGTTGAGAAAACCTACAAGCTCTACCTCGTCCGGCTGAACCGCGTACATTTTGTGGGCAATCCATACATCTATTAGACTGCCGTTGCTGTTCCGGTACTCCGGGATCAGAGCGTTGTGTATCCACAGACCAACACGTTGGTGCGACTGTCTTACTAGAATCAAACTGATCTTTAAAGTACGCACGTGATACCCTAGCGGCGTTTACTATAACAACTTCTATAGCATCGTTTTGGGGGTAAAACGTACCGTCACGGATACTAAGCCTATCCATTGAAAGGCCCATCATCAGGCCACTCGTCATCTTTGTCGATAACCTCAAAGTCACCCACTGTCGAGGACGTCAATGCTTGCATTGCTGCATCTAAGTCGAACCTGTATGTCTGACCAATATGTATAAACGTTTCCGATGGCAGGTGTCCATTACGAACCCACCTACGTATCGTAGCAGTAGACACCCCCGCACGTTTGGCTAAAACTTCTATCATTACGAATGGAGCTTGACTCATTACTTCTTCCTCACTGTTACTACGTATTCCGAATCTACATTTAGCCCCATTGGGACTAGATCAGGATTCTCCTCTAAAAATTGTTTGATGTTACCTTGGTTGACGCGCTTATCTAACAACTCAGGAACCTCGTGCTCAAGAATGAACTTGTGCATGGACTCCCAATCGCTTGTCCAGTAACGTGTCTTAACTGACCTGTAGAACGTACCTTTTTCAGTGCGTACACTCTCTACCCCATTCTCAGAACAAAAGGTATTCATAGCCTCTTTTAGTTTGGCTTCTTGTTCTTTAAGGGCATCGTCTTCTTGTTTAAATGCAGCGGATAGCTCCGCTCGTTTGGCTTTTACTTTTTGAAACGTACTGACTAACTTATCAGGCATTGCTGCTGACATAATAAACTCCTCCAAGTTGTGTAGCTTTGTACTATAATATACTACGATTAACTAATCAATCATTTCGTTATATAGGTCGATCATTTTTGTATGTACGTCTATTCTATTGTCCAACAATGAATAGACACGCTTTTCTACGCCAGAACCTTGCAACTGTACGACGGTACATTTTTGGTCTTGTCCTGACCTGTGTACACGTGCGTTGGCTTGAGCGTAAGTCTCTAGCGAAGAAGTTGGCCCCCACCATACGACAGTGTTAGCAGCGGTTAGGGTCACACCATGTGCAGCCGACTGCGGTTGTATGACTAATACCTTCGGGTCGTCGTTCTCTTGGAACCTTTTAAATATATCCGTACGTTTAGCTGCCGGTACGTCTCCACGTATTATCTCTGTGCTGATACCGTCACCACGTAGCTTGTCGGTAAGCACATCTATTACGTGCTTAAACGGTACGAACACAAGTACTTTCTTACTCGACTCGTCGATGACTTCACGTAGCACCTTGTACCTGTGCTTGATGTCGAACTCTAAGGAATCACCACCGTCCGTGTACACCGCACCGCAGCTAATCTGTAGTAACTTGTTCATTACTACTGCGGCATTCGGTGCGGTTATCTCCTCACCTGCTGCGTGCATGACCATCTTGTCTTGCAATTCTTTGTAGTATTTCTTCTGCTGTCGAGTAAGCTCTATCTCACGCTTGACGTATACCATCGGCGGTAAGTCTAAGCACTCGTCCTTGGTGTATCGTATAGCCGGTTGTAGTGCGTTGAATACAATGTCAGTAGCGTTCTCTTTAGGAATCCACTTAAACTGTGTCAGCTTAACCATCACTTGGTCGCGGAACGAACCGAAGAATTTAGGTACGGCTTTCGCATTAACAAGTTTGGCTAGGCCGTATGCGTCCAGTGGACTCTGTGCAGCGGGTGTACCTGTCATTAACCACAACCATGTATCCGGCTTGAGTAGTTTGTTTAGTGTCTTCCATCGTTTAGTCTGTACATTCTTATAGTGTGTAGCCTCGTCTATGATGATGCAGTCAAATCCACC